CAACAATGTTCAAGGTACAACACAAGCTACTATTACTGGTGCAGCAGACGTTTACGTTTCTGACTTCGGTAACCACACTGTGAAACTTGACCGTTTCATGCGTGATGCAGCAGTTCTTTGTATTGACCCAGGCTATGTTGGTTTAGCTTCACTCAGACCTTTAAGCAAAGAAGAACTTGCTAAAACTGGTGACTCAACTAAATATCTATTAACAGCAGAATATGCTTTAGTAGTACAGAACCCTGACGCACATGCAAAAGTGCAAAACACAGGTGCTTAGTAACTAGATGTGATATGATAGGGGGAGTTAATTCTCCCTCTATTATTTTTACTATGCCAATATTATTTGACCACAATAGCGTAACAGGTGTAAGTCAGTACTTTGACTATGACCCTGCTAAAGATACATACTACCTAACTAGCACACAAGATATTAGTGGCATGTTAGACAATATTAAAAAGTCCAGAGATAACCCTGAAATTTGGAACAAAGGTGTTAAACAAGAATGGGCGCACTTTGCTAGTATTCCACCGGTAGTGGAAATGCAGTTAAAGCAAAAGGGTATAGACATGTATAACCCTAACCAAACAAAAGAACTCATAAAAGAAATAAACGAAAACTATCCATATCTAAAGTTGACTACCAAACGTGGATAAACACGAATTAAAGAACGTACAGTTAGCAATACATGACCTCATACAAAAAGAAGAGTATGACACAGCATTACCTATAATTAATGAAGTGTTAATGGTTTACCCTAATGATGCAGCTACACTAAACTTCTTAGGTTATATCTGGTTAATGGGTGATAAGCCTGCATTTGCATATCAGTTCTTCCGTAGAGCATTACAAGAATCACCAAGCAATAAAGCGTTATGGACATCTCTAGGTCGTGCATGCCATGAAATGGATATGTTTGATGATGCTATTAAATACTTTTTAAAGTCAGCAGAATTAGACCCTAGCTATGCACTAGCTTATGCTAACGCTTCAGCTTCACTTGTTCAGATGTCAAGATGGGATGATGCAGAGAAGTCAGCAAAGATGGCTTTAGAATGTGACCCTAACGAATTAAACGCACAATTAAACCTAGCTCATAGTTACCTTGCTAAAGGTGAATGGGAAAAGGGTTGGTCAGAATGGAACAAGTCACTAGGTGGTAAGTTTCGTAAAGAGTTATCTTATGGTGACGAAGTAAGATGGGATGGTTCACCGGATAAGACATTAGTTATATATGGCGAACAAGGTTTAGGTGATGAGATATTCTACGCTTCATGTATACCAGACGCTATTGCTATTAGTAAGCAAGTCTATATAGACTGTGATGAAAGATTAGAAACATTATTTAAACGTAGTTTCCCTAAAGCAATTGTTCATGGGACACGCAAAGCAAAAGAAGTGGAGTGGGCAAATGACATTACAATTGATGCAAGATGTCCTATTGGTGGGTTACCTCAGTTTTTCAGACCAACGAGCAAATCTTTTCCTGGTACTCCTTTTCTAGTACCTGATACAGATAAGGTTGAAATGTGGAAAGCCATGTTTAAACCATGGGGTAAGACTGTAATAGGTATCACTACTAAAGGCGGTACATTTAGAACTAACTCTAAAGGTCGTATTCTTACAAAAGATGACTTACAGCCACTATTAAGACGCAAAGATATACAGTTAGTTAGCTTAGATTATAGCGTAGAAAGCAAAATTGAAGGCATTAAGTACCTAGAATTAGCATCTGACGCAAAAGATTATGACGATACAGCAGCTCTTATAGCAGCTTGTGATATGGTTTTAGGGGTTAATACTACAGCTTTACATTGTAGTGCTGCTATGGGCGTTAAAACATGGTGCTTAGTACCTAAATATCACCAATGGAGATATGCTCAAGTAAGTATGCCTTGGTATAGACACATGAGACTCATTTATCAAGACGATAGAACATGGAAAGAAGTCATTGAACAACTTAATCTCTAACGAATATAGAGAAATGCAGTCTAAACTGCATGAGAACCCTGAATATGGGATAGCAAGTACGTTCTTTGCACCTATTGTTGATGATGTTATACAAAGTTTTGGTATTACAAGTTTATTAGACTACGGTGCAGGAAAATGTAGACTAAGGGACAGCATAAAGTCAGAAGTAATCTACACTCCGTATGAACCTAGTAATCCATTATGGAGTCAAACACCAGAACCAAACGAATTTGTAACATGTATAGACGTTCTTGAACACATAGAGCCTGAATTACTAGATAACGTACTAGATGATTTAAAAAGAGTAGTAGATAAATACGGACTATTTACAATACATACTGGTCCGGCAATGAAAATCTTACCAGACGGTAGAAACGCACATCTTATACAACAACCTTTAGAGTGGTGGAATAAACATCTCAGCACTCGCTTTACTATTACCAAACAAGTAAAGATAGATAATGGTTGTATCGTATTAGTTAAAAAACAATAAGGATTACGAATGGCATTTACAAACTATACTACCTTTGTATCAACGGTAGAAAGCTATCTTGCACGTACAGACTTAACAACTGTTATCCCTGACTTTGTTCAGATGGCACAGTTAAGAATGAGTCGTGACTTAAGAACAGAAGCTATGTTAAAGGTTGCAACTACTACAGCCACAGATAATAAGGTAGCATTTCCTACTGACTTCTTAGAGTTAAGAGAGATGCACTTTGAGGGTAATCCACCTATTATCTTAGAGTTCCAATCACCTGACTTGTTCTTCCGTAATGGTCAAACATCATTATCAGGTCGTTCACATTACTTTACAATGTTAGGTACAGAGTTTCAGTTTGCACCTAGCCAAGATGCAACTTACACTATTCAAATTTTATACTATGCTCAACCTACATTTATCTCTACTACAACATCTAGTAACTTGTATTTAGCATACTACCCAGACGCTTTACTTTACGCAACTCTAGCAGAAGCAGAACCGTATCTTATGAATGACCCAAGAGTAGCAACATGGTCAGCTTTATATGATAGAGCCATTGCTAATATCAAGAAAAGCGATTTGGGACAAACATACGCATACACAACATTAAACGTAACACCAAGATAAAGGAAAAACATCATGGCAGAAATGAGTAATTATTTAGAGAACGCTTTAATTAACGTTACTCTACGCAATACAGCTTACACAACACCTACAACAGTATATGTAGCATTATATACAACAGACCCTACAGACGCAGACACAGGCACAGAAGTAACTGGCGGTTCTTACGCTAGACAATCAGCTACATTTGGTGCACCTTCTAACGGTGCTTCAGTTACAACTGCTGACATTACATTTCCAACTTGCACAGCAAACTGGGGAACTGTAACACATATTGGTATTAGAGATGCTTCTACAGCAGGTAATCTTTTATACCATACACCATTAGACACATCTAAAACTGTTACTACTGGTGACATCTTTAAGATTTCTACAGGTAATCTTTCAGTTACATTAGCTTAATTTATGACTACTTGTGTTGTTTATGACAAGGCTACTGATAAACCTACAAACATTATCATAGCTGAAATTACAGACCAAGCTCCTGAAGGGTATTATTTTGGTGAATTACCTACTAATACTATTTGGAATGGTTCTGAATTAATTGCACAAGAAATTAGCACGCCTACAGAAGAAACAACAGAAGAATCTACAGAAGAATTTGTACAGGAAGTAGACAATGGCTAATAGATATTGGGTAGGTGGAACAGCCTCTTGGGATGCTACTGTTGGCACTAAATGGGCATTAACATCTGGTGGCACTGGTGGTCAAGCAGTTCCTACCGCTGCTGACGATGTATTCTTTGATGGTGGTTCTGGTGCAGTTACTTGTACTGTTTCAGGCAGTAGAGTAGCAAAAAGTATTACTTGCACAGGATTTACTGGAACACTTGCTGGAGCATCAACTCCTGCATTGGCTATATCAGGTAGCTTAACATTAGTATCAGGTATGACTTTAACTTATGCTGGAACTACTACATTTAATGCTACTGGAACAATTACAAGTGGTGGAAAAACATTAAGTGCTGTCACCATTAATGGTGTTGGAATTACTGTTACGATAGGTGATTCATTTACATCATCAGGAGCATTAACATTAACTAATGGCACATTAAATGTAAATAATCAAACCTTAACTACTTCAACATTTTCAAGTACTAATGCCAACACGAGAGCTATACAGTTTGGCACTGGCAACATTACAATAACAGGTACTGGCACAGCATGGACAACTGCAAACGCTAACAACCTTACTTATACAGGCACTCCAACAGTTAATTTAACTGGCTCTACCACCATGACAATAACTGCTGGTACTAGTAATGGAGCAGATACTAACGCATTTAACTTTAATAGGTCAGCAGGTACAGATTTAACAGTAACTACAGGTTCTTTTATACGCAATCTTGATTTTACAAGTTTTACAGGCACTTGGTCGCCATCAACAGCTACATGCTCATTCTTTGGAAATTTAACTTTAGTCTCTGGCATGACCTTTACTGCAGGCACAGGCATATGGACCTTCGCTGGAACTTCTGGTGTTCAAACAATTACCTCTGCTGGTAAAACAATAGGTCCAATAACAATTAATAACACTGGAACATCAGTTCAATTAGTAGGTAACACCACAGGTGCAGCAATAGTATTTACAAATGGCACGCTTGATATAAATTCTGTTACAACAAGCTTTACTACACTTACATGTTCCGCAGGTGCTACAAGTACTATTTCTGGTGGAACTTTAAACTGCACAACATTTACAAATACTTCAAGCTCAACAACAACAACAATACAATCTGGTACTTTAAATCTTTCAAGTACCGTAACCCATACAAATGGCACAGTGACACTAGGAACATCTGGCGTTCTTACAGCTGCAAGCGCATACACATTTACTGCTGGTACTCTAGCGTTAGGGAGCAATACCTTAACTGCACTAACATTTTCATCATCTAGCTCAAGCGCACGTTCTATTAGTTTTGGTACAGGTCAAATAACTTTAACTGGAAACGCAGCAACTATTTGGGATAGCGCAACTGCCACTAACTTTACCTACTCAGGTACAGCTAAAATTGTTTCAAACTACGCAGGCTCAACTGGAACAAGAACATTTTCTTTTGGCGCAATAACAGTCCCATTTACTGTAGGCTCAGGGTCAGGCAATCAGTTTTCATTTGGTACAGCTGGAACAGATACAATAGTATTTACAAACAGCTCACGGGTAGCATCACTTGACTTTACAGGGTTTACAGGAACATGGGCACAAAGTACTAATGCAATGTCTATTCGCACAGATAACTTAACTTTGGCATCTGGTATGACATGTACAGCAAGCACAGGGGTTATATCATTTACTGCAACTTCTGGCACACAAACAATTACATCTGCTGGTAAGACTATAAATCCAATTACAATAAATGGAACAGGTGGCACTACATCTTTAGCAGACACAGCAAGTATAAATGGAATAATTACAGTTACGTTAGGTACTTTTGCAGCTAACAATCAAAATCTATCAGCTACATCTGTTTCAATTGCAAATTCAGCAAATGCTATTGTCAGTATGGGTTCTGGCACATGGACTTTATCTGGTAGTGGAACAGTATGGGCACCACCTGCAAGTTCTGTAATAAATGCTGATACATCTACAATAGCTTTTTCAGATACATCTACAACTGCAAAAACATTTGCTGGTGGTGGTAAGACTTATTATAATTTATCTATAAGTCCAGCTACAGGTATTGCTGATTACATTATTACTGGTGCAAATACTTTTAACCAAATATCAAGTTCTAAAACTGTTGCTTCTTCTATTACGCTACCAGCAGCAACAACTACAACAGTAACAACTTGGGCAGCAGGTGGTTCTTCTGGCAACTTATTAACATTAAAATCTAGCACTTATGGCACTACAAATACAACTGCAACATTAGCAGTTACAAATACATTTACAACAAACTTTACCAATGTAGCTTATGTAGGTTTATCAGCACCTAATATAGGCACAATAACTAACGGAGCAACTTTTTTTACATCTGATACTGGAAACTGGACTACTCCAGCAGCAGCTAATATTTTAACATCTGGCACATCATGGACAGTACCTACTAATTGGAATAATTCTGCCAATAATATATATATATTTGGTGGAGGTGGAGGTGGTTCTGGTGCAATTTATGTAGCTACTACTAGCTTTTCAGGAGGTGGTGGTGGTGGTGGAGCAGGATATAGAACTCTTACCAATCAAACATATAGTGGCTCTGTAACTTATGCTATTGGAGCTGAAGGAGCTGGAGCTGCAGGTGCAACATCAGGCACTTCTACTGGTGGTACAGGCGGCACAACTACTTGGGATACCATATATACAGCTACAGGTGGCGTAGGTGGCGTAACTACAACCACAACATCTACAGGTGGTATAGGTGGTACAGGAACATCATCTGGTGGTACTGGTGGTAATGGTGATGTTACTATTAGTATAACAAATACTGCTACTGCTGGTGGTGGAGGTGGAGGAGCTGCAGGAGTAAACGGTGCTGGTGGCAATGGTGGTAATGGACTTAATACCGCTAATGACAGTTTGACTGCTGGTGGCGGTGGTGGTGGTAACGGAGGAGGCACAGCAGGTGGTAATGGTGCGTCTGGTGTAGGCGGTAATGGCGGTAACAACTCACTAAGTTCTGGAGGAGCAACAGGAGCAATTGGAACAACTTCTGCTACAACTGCTACAAATGGTGGAGGCGGAGGAGGTGCAACTGGACAAGCCAATAGTTCTGCTGGTAGTGCTGGTATAGATATACTATCATTTATAGGCGGAGGTGGTGGTGGTGGGGGTGGTGCTAACGTTAGAAACGCTTCTGCTGGTGGTTTATATGGTGCAGGTGGTGGTGGTGGTATTAGTCAGGCTAGTGGCACTTTACGTTCTGGAGCTTCTGGAACACAAGGTGCAATTATTGTTACTTGGACTCCAAGTGCAGGAATATTATTTGGTTCAGGTTCTGTAAACGGAACAGCTACTGTTACTGGACTAGGAAACTACACAACATCATCCTCTGGTTCAATATTAGCATCAGCTACAGTATCATCATTTGGTAATTTAACATTCAGTGCAAATGGTTCAATAAACGCAACCGCAACCGTTGCAGCAGATGGTTCTTTAGCTTTAATTCTATTAGGTTCTGCAGTTATTAACGGAACTGCAACTGTTTCAGCAAATGGTATTTTAGTTCCAATTCTATTAGGTTCTGCAGTTATTAACGGAACTGCCACAGTAAGTGCTTTAGGTGGTTTAATTCAATCTGGTGTAGGATATATTAATGGCACAGCCAGTGTATTTGCACTTGGCGGATTATTAAAGTTAGCTCAAGCAAGTATTACAGCAAATGGAACTGTAACAGCTAACGGTGGTTTATTACTTGGCGGTCAAGCGTTTGTAAATGGCACAGCTACAGTTACAGCAGATGGTTTTTATATTGCAGACGGTGTTGCAGCAATTAGTGCTTTTGCTGACGTAACTGCATTAGGTAATTATACAGCAACTGGAACAGCAGGTATTACAGCTAACGGAACTATAATAGCTAATGGCGTTATACAAGGCGAAGGATGGAATCCTATTACACCTTCTTCAGATACATGGACAACAGTTACAGCAGGAACAGAAACTTGGACTGATACAACTCCAAGTACAGACATTTGGTTAAGACAAGGGTAAAAAATGGCAAAGACAAAAATTAGTGAATATTCAGCAACCCCAGCAGACAATACAGACATTAGTAATATTAACATTGCTGAAGGATGCTCACCTGCAAACGTAAACAATGCTATTCGTTCTTTAATGGCACAAATTAAAGACTTACAAGCAGGCACTTCTGGTGATACTATTCCTGTTACAGCAGGTGGCACAGGCTCTACTACAGCTAGTGATGCTAGAACTGCATTAGGATTAGCAATTGGCACTAATGTTCAGGCTTATGATGCAAATACAGTCTTTGATGATGTTGCTACTAATTTTACTGCTAAACAAACATTTACAGGTACTTCTGCACTTATCTCATCTAAATTTGTTAATGCTTTAGAAGGTATAACTGTATCAGCAACAGCAGCTACAGGCACTATTAACTATGATGCTACTACACAATCTATTCTCTATTACACAAGTAACGCAAGTGCTAACTGGACTGTAAACTTTAGAGCATCTAGTGGCACATCTTTAAATACTGCTATGTCTACAGGTGAATCTATTACAGTTGTATTTTTAGTAACACAAGGCTCAACAGCTTATTATAATAGTGCTGTTCAAGTAGATGGTTCATCTGTTACTCCTAAATGGCAAGGTGGTGCAGCACCAACAACAGGTAATGTTTCTAGTGTAGATGCTTACTCATATTCTATTATTAAAACAGGTTCAGCAGCCTTTACAGTTTTAGCTTCTCAAGTTCAATTTAAGTAGGATATAAAATGCCTTTTTTAGCTAGAAAAGCAGTAACTGCAGCACAAAGTTTTGGGCTAACTTCATCACAATATAAAGCAGGCTCACAAACCTTTACGTCTAGCGGTTCATTTACTGTTCCTGTAGATGTTAGAAGTCTTACTATTACCATGAGTGGTGCTAGTGGTGGCGGAGGTGGCGGTGGTACTGGAAATGGTCAAACAGGAGGCACTTCTTATAAAGACATAAGAACAATTACTGTTACTCCTAGAGAGGTACTTACTATTACAGTAGGTGCAGGTGGTCAAGGTGGTAGGTCAGGTATATCTAATTGTGGAAGTGATGGTGCAACATGGAATTCTGTTAATAGTGACGTTGCTCAAAGAAAAGGTCAAGGTGGTGCTGGATATACTAGCGGTGGTGCAGGAAGCGGTGCTAGTTGCCCTAACTCATTTAATTCTACAGGTGGTTGGTCTGGTGGCGGTGGTGGTTCAAGTGCATATGTATATTCAGGTGGAACAGTTATAGCTGGTGGTGGAACTGGTGGTAACGGTGGAACAAATTATGGCGGTAATAGTGGAACTGGTGGCAGTGGTGGAAATTCTACTAGTGGAAATCAAGGTGCTACAGGTGTAGCAGGCGGTGCAGGTCAATCAGCTACATTCTCTGGTGGATATGGAACAGATGGCTCTACAGGTTCTGTAGCTATTGTATGGTAAATTATAAAGAGTCAGTTGAATTCATTAATGCTCACAAAGACAAGTTAAGAGGAGTTATTATGACTACTTTAAGTTGCAGAGCTTGTGAATTAATTGTTAATTTATTTAATAACTCTACTATACCATTTGTTGTATTAAATGCAGATTCAGATGATTTAATTTATAAACCTACTGGCTACCCACAAACAAGTTTATTTTCTGAAAACAATAAATGTTATACAAGAGTAGATGTATTTGATTCCAAAATGTTTTATGAATGGATAGATAAAATTAAAGATTGGGAAGATAAAGTATGACAACGCAACGCATACAATTTAAAGACTGGTTACCTGACCAACCTAGCATTTTAGATGCAGTATCTGAAGCTAATAACGTTATTCCTCTAGCGGTAGGTTATGGTCCATTTAAGTCAGCAGTAAACTATTCAGGTGCAGCTACAGAAGACCTTAATAACTGTTTTGCAGCTAAAGTGGATAATGATGTAAGTATATTTGCAGGTGGTGCTACAAAGTTATTTAAGGTATCTGCTACAGATTTAACTATGGAAGATGTATCTAAAGTTGGTGGTTATACAGGTATTAATAGATGGAAATTTGTTCAATTTGGTAACTATGCACTAGCTTCTAATGGCTCTGAAAAGATACAATACTTTGATGTAAATTCATCTACAGACTTTGCAGACTTAGCAGCAGCAGCTCCAGTAGCTAAATACATTACAGTAGTTCGTGACTTTGTAGTAAGTGCTAATATAGGTGCTGGTACATATCCATCACGAGTACAATGGTCAGATATTAATGACCCAACAGATTGGACAGCAGGTGCTGCATCACAATCAGATTATCAAGAACTTCCTGACGGTGGTGATATTACTGGTATTACAGGTGGTGAATTTGGTATAGTATTCTTAGAAAAAGCCATTGTGCGTATGTCATATATTGGCTCACCATTATTCTTCCAATTTGACACGATTTCTCGTAACGTAGGTTGTATAGAAGGTGGTTCTATAGCCCAATACGGTGGTATTACATACTTCTTATCAGATGATGGTTTTTATTCATGCAATGGTCAACAAGTTGTTGGTATTGGTTCAGAAAAAGTAGACAGATACTTTTTTGGTAATGCTAATATTGGTGATATTGACTCTATTTCAGCAGCTATAGACCCAGAACGTAACTTAGTTATTTGGAATTACACAACAGTTTCAGGTAATAGAGCATTACTTATCTACAATTTTGAAACACAAAAATGGTGTGAAGCAGATACAGACGTAGATGTTTTATCTACTCTAGCTACAACAGGTACAACTTTAGACGGTATAGATACCGCATACAACATAACAGCAGGCTCATTTGTAGCTACAAAACAATACACTATTAGAAGTTTGGGTACAAAAACAGGAACATATAGTAGAGTAGGAACAACTGTCACAGTAACTATTACAGCTCATGGGTTTTCTACTAGTAATGTATTAGCTATAGACTTTACTAGCGGAACTGCTTTAGATGGTAATTATACTATTACAAGCACAGGAGCAAATACATTTACACTTACTACAGTAGCATCAGGTTCAACAAGTGGTAATGTAGAGGCATCCACATCATTTACAAATATTGGTGCAGTTGCTAATACTATAGGTGTATTATTTACAGCTACAGGTGTAGGCTCAGGTACTGGTGTTGCTATTGATATGGCAGCAAGTGCTACAGCATTAAAGACTATAGATACTCTTACAACTACACTAGATGATAGACTATATGCAGGTGGTAAATTCTTGTTTGGTGGTGTTCGTGATACTAAAATTATTACATTTACAGGCACTCCTGCTACAGCAAATATTGTGACAAACGACCTAGAATATGGTTATAACTCTGTGCTTACTCTTATTAGACCTTCTGTAGATAGTGGCTCTGCAAGCGTTTCTGTGGCTTCTAGACGTATGTTAGACGATACTATTACATATGGTACAGCAGTAACAGCTAGCCAAGAAGATAGATGTGCTGTAAGAAGCGCAGGTCGTTATCACAGAGTATCTTTAACACCTACTGGTGCTAACTGGTTCTCAGCAATTGGCATGGATATAGATTACTCTACACAAGGTACTAGATAATGGCACGTAGTGATATGTACCGTAAACTACCTTGGACAGGTGGTGACCCTAGAAGTGTAGCTGAAATTGTAAATAACCTTGTAGAAGGTAAAAGCAATAATACTGGTACAATTACTTTAGCTACAGGCAATGCTACAACTACCACGATATCTGATGAAAGAATAGGTTATAATAGTATAATATTATTAACACCTATTAGTACTGCTGCTGGTAGTGATACTGTTCCTTATGGTGCGTTTCAAGATACAACTAACCAGACTGCTGCATCAACAACTGCAGCTTATGCAATTACATTTAACACTACTGACTTTTCTAACGGTGTGTATTTGTCAAATAGCTCTAGGCTTAATGTAAGAAATAGTGGTCTTTATAATTTAGAATTTTCTATACAGTTTAAGAATACAACCAACGACTCTCAAGATGTAGAAGTTTGGTTTAGAAAAAATGGCACAGATATTGCAGCATCAAACAGTAGATTTGGTTTAGCAGCAAGAAAATCTGCTGGTGACCCAAGTCATATTATTGGTGCATTAAACTTTTATGTAGAATTGGTAGCAGGTGACTATGTTGAACTTATGTGGAAAGTATCTGATACTGGTGTTTCTATAGAACATTATGCAGTAGGCACAAGTCCAACAAGACCAGCTACACCAAGCGTTATTACTACAATGAGTTATGTATCAACTTCAGCATCTACTAACGTATATGTAAGTGCTAGAAGTAGCGGTAGTGCAACACTAAAACATTTTGCAAACAATACAGCAGATAAAACATACGGATACATTATAGTAGCGTGATTTTACATTACATACCTAAAGACCAATTACGTCAACATTGGGACTATGTTAAGCATGGTCTTGAATTAGTAAGAGCAAAAGGTCATACACAATGGATAGTAGAAGATGTTTATTGTGACTGTTACGAAAATCGTTCTATGTTATTTATTGGGCAACGTAATATTGACATCTCTACAAATGCTAGTGAATTAGTTGGGTTTGTAGTATTACAACCTATAGGCGACACACTTCATGTATGGGCTACATGGTCTACACTTAATGACAAAACATTATTTCAACAAGCATTTCAAGAAATTCAAGCAATAGCAAAACAAGGTGGTAAGTCTAGAGTTACCTTTTCTTCACAACGTAAAGGTTGGGAACGTAAGGCTAGATTAATGGGTTTTATACCTCAAACTTGGGAATATAAATTATAAGGATAAGAAATGGGTAATCCAGTAGAAGTTATTAGTGATGTAGTAGGTGGAGTTGGTGGTGCAGTCAATAATATTGTTCAACAAGTTCCCTTTATAGGACCTGTATTAGGACCTGCAGCAGGTATAGCGTTAGGACAAAATCCTATCTCTGCTTTTGGTAGCTCACTTACTGGACAACTAATGAATAATTCTGGTGGTGGAGGTGGCGGTGGCGGTACTACTCCAACGTATGCTCAGCCTAGTTTTAACTACGGTAACCAAACATACGCATATCGTGATACCCCTTTAAATACGTCTAAATACTTTATTTCAGGTGATAGAGGTGTATATAATCTTTTGCCAGCATTAGGGCAAATTAATACAGGTACTGACAAAATGGGTGGACAGCTTCGTATGAATTATGACCCTAATCAACCAAAATTTAATAAAGATATAGTTGCGGCTAATGCTTACACACCTTACGAAGCATACCAAGATATTCAAGCTCAAATGGCTAATGACCCAAAAGCGTTAGCAGCGTTTAACAAATTTTATCAACCAACGTCACTTTTGATGTCACCTAATAATCAAAATTCACCTATGGCTGAATTTCTTCAAAATACTCCTAACCCTTTAGGTCAATATGTTGATTTTGGAATCAACGACAGAATGAGTGGCGTAGAGCCAAAACTAGGTTTAACATATAATCAAATAGCTGATTATGCAGCTCAAAATAAAAACCCATTTTTTATACCATATGAAACAACACAAAATGCTACAACATTAGGGTTTACTCCATCTGCTGATAAACTAGCTGCAATAGATACATCACAATATTTAAGTGGGTATAATACTGCTCAAACTGCACAACAACAATTTGATATGCAACAACAAGCAATAAAGGCAGCAAATGATAGAAGACGTCTAGCAGAGCAACAAGCTGCTAAAAAACCTATACTTGATACGACAAGACCAATTATTGACCCAGCACGTCCAGTATCACAAAATCCACAATCACAAGTATTTCCTGCACAAATTCAAAGTTTATTATCTAACTTTGGTGTAACTGGCAACAATAAAGGTAACTCTCTTTTAGGTAATCAAACAACTTCTAAATCTAATACATCTAAAAAATAACAAGGAATAAATATGTTTAAATTACATAACTGGTTACAAGAATTAGTCCAATCATTTACATTCTATGGTGGTGGTTCAGGTGGTGGTCAAACATCTACTACAAAAAATGAATTAGACCCTGCTGTTAGACCGTTTGTTGAATATGGTCTTGGTGAAGCAAAAAATCTTTATCAAACCGCAGGACCTGATTATTATAGTGGTCAAACTTATGTCGGACCATCTGCACAAACACAAACAGCATTAGGTTTAGCAGGGCAAAGAGCATTATCTGGTAGCCCATTACTTCCTGCTGCTCAACAACAACAATTAAGTTCTATTCAAGGTGATTACTTATCTGCTGGTAACCCATACTTTCAACAAGCATTAGCAGGTCCTACACAACAAGCTACACAAGCATATAATGACGCTATTCAAGCTGCACAAGGCACAGCTTCTATGGCTGGTCGTTATGGTTCAGGTGCATCTGCTGATATTCAAAACAGAGCAGCAAACACACTAGCTACAACACTTGCAAATACATACGGTAACTTAGCTTATCAAAACTATGCTGGTGAACGTGGTATGCAAAACCAAGCTGTTATGAATGCTCCTGGATTAGCACAAGCTGACTATGGTGATATTTCACAATTAGCTAACGTAGGTAAAACAGCAGAAGACTATCAAAAAACTGCTCTACAAGCTGATATTGACAGATTCAACTTTCAACAAAATAAACCATATCAAAAATTATCATCTTATCTTGGTGCTGCTTATGGTGCTCCTATCGGCAACGTATCTACTACAACTCAGTCTGGTGGTGGCAAGATAGTCTGCACAGCTATGAACGCTGAATATGGCTTTGGTAGCTTCCGTAACGCTATTTGGTTAGCTCAGTCTAAAGACTTAGACCCTGCATACGAAAAAGGTTATCACACTCTATTCTTACCATTAGTAAACTATGCTTACAAGACTGGTGAAAAGAATGCCCTACAACGCATTTTAAGGGGTGTTTTAGAGCATATCGCAAGACACCGTACTGCTGATATCTGGAAACAAAAAAGAAGTAAAAAACGTGATACTTATGGCATGATTTATCGTGCAATTATTGAACCTATTTGCTACGTAGTAGGAAAGGTATAACATGGGTCAGTTATTAGTCCCTGCTCTTATAGGTGCAGGCGTAGGTGCTGTAGGTGGTGCTGTATCAGGCAAAAATCCATTTAAGTCAGCTTTACTAGGCGGTGCTTTAGGTGCTGGTGGTGCAGGTTTAATGGGTGCTGGTGCTGGTAGTGGAAGTGGCTTGTTCTCAGGATTTAAGGGTATAGAAGCTGCTGTTCCTAGTTTAGGCTCAGGTGGTTACGCACAGTTAGCACAAAACCCATTAGGTGCTATTGGTGGTGCTGCAACAGGCGGTATTAACTTTCCAAGTATAGGTTCTAATCTTGGTGGCACTAATTTACCATTTGGCAGTCAAGGCATTCAAATAGATAAATTTAATCCTGCTTTTAATTTTACTGATGAAGGGTTAGCTTTTGCAGATAAAGGATTGTCTTCAGCAGACCAAATGTTTGCCAATAAGTTTGTTACAGAACAAAATCCATTTGCTTTAGACCCTAGAAGACTAGCTGTTAATACACCGTTATCATTAGGCGAACAATTTACAGATATGATGAGTAATCCATTATCAGGATTATCTACATCTGATAAATTAGGTTTAGGTATGAAAGGTTTTGAAGCATATAATCAACCACAAGAAGCTATTAGACCAGTACAAATATCACCTGTTACTCCAGGAAATCCTAATCAAAAAGCTCCCAATTTTAATGTTAATCCATCATCTAATTTAATAAATGTAAGTCCTAATGTAGGATTACAAGAAGGCAATGATATAGGCTTAACAAATTTAGAAACAACAATGCCTTTGTCAGACGAAGAAATATTAAGATTACAACAAATGTTGCAAACAACAGGATTTAGGGGAAGATAATTATGGCACTATTTGACACAAGTGGTGGACTAAGTGGTTTATTAGGTGATTTAGGTGACTATGGCTTTGGTGTTTCTAAAAATACAGGTCTTCTTACTGACGCTGAAAGAGAAGCAATTAATAAAAGAGCATTAATTTCTGGTGGTCTTAACGCAGCTTTAACATATCTTGCTACTCCTAAAAATTTAAATACAGGAAGCGTATTACCTTATTTAGGTAAAGCAGGTCTAGCAGGCTTTGGTGCATCTCAAAATACAGTAGACCAAGCATTAAACAATGTTTATAGGCAAAAACTTTTAGCTGGAAAAGAAGATAACATTAGAACTTATGAAAAAGATAGACAAAAAATTACAGAACAATTTGACCCAATTACAAAAAAATGGACTACATTGGGTACTAGCTCATTAGATGCTCCAAAAGAACAAAAACTTACTACAGAAGTTATTGATGTTGGCGGTAAAAAAATTCTTATTAATAAAGATACTGGTGTTCCTATTCAGTCTTTTGCAGTAACTAAACAACCTAAAGAAGAAGATACATTTAAACAAACCAATGAATTACGCAATACATTTCAAAATTTACCTGAAGTAAAGTCATGGAACATTACACAACCTATTTTAATGTCAGCTAGAGAAGCAACTAAAGATACATCAGGAGCTAGTGACCTTAATTTAATTTACGCATTAGGTAAAGCATTAGACCCAAACTCTGTAGTTCGTGAAGGTGAGCTAGAACTTGCTGCTGGGACAGGTTCTTTAGGAGAAAAACTTAAAGGATATTACAAATCAACCTCTGTTGGTGGAAAACTTACACCAGAAGTTAAGCAAGATTTATTACGTCAAATTGAAAGCAGAACTTATGCTCAGAAAAAACAATATGAATCAGCTAAAAAACAATATACTAGCATTGCTAACAAATATAAACTTGACCCTAGTGAATTATTTATTGAGCCTATTGTTGAGCCATTAGACACATCTGTTGATAGGACTGTAAATACTATTTCAGCCAAACCACAAGTACAAAATATTAATCAAGGATTTAATTTAAATACACCAATTAAATCACAGCCAAAAGCATTATCTGACGAAGAACTTAAACTTAAATACAGAAGATAAAAATGGATAACTATAAAGAACTAATGGATGCTGCTAGACGTGCAGATGCGTCTGGTGATGCAGAAGGTGCTGCTAGACTTGTTCAAATGGCTGTTTCTTCCCAAGAAAAACCACAACAAAAACAAGACAATGCAAATATAGACTTTGCAAAATCTGTAGTTAGTGGTGGTCAAGAAGCAAGAAATTTAATTATTCCTAGAGTTGATTCTAATGTAGGAGAAATTACTCCAGAGCAAGTGCAAAGAATTAAACAAGCTGAATTTAAAGATAAGCCAGCAGGTGAAAGGTTTATGATTGGAGCTGGGCAAGGTTTTGCTAATTTAGGTAGAGGTGCTGGTCAAATTCTTAGAGAAGGTATTGAAAAAGTATCTCCTCAACAAAAAACATTAAGTGACTTAATTGTTCGGCAACAAACTAATAATTTAGCAGATAGATTAAACTTACCTACAAGACAAGATATATCACGTAATAGATTACAAGAGCAATATATTAACCAAGACAAAGCAGCAACTGTTGGTAATGTAGCCGCTAATATTTCAGCATTTTTACCTACAGCTTTTGTTCCAGGTTTAAATACTGTTACAGGTGCTGGTTTAACTGGTGCTGGATTTAGTGCATTACAACCAGTTACAGAAGAAGAAAGTAGAGTAAAAAATGCTTTAATAGGTGGTGCTACTGGTTTTGCTGTTACAAAAGGCGTTCAAGTATTAGGTAATGCTCTTAAACAAAACCAAGCAATACAAAATGCTTTAAAATCAAAAAATACTACTTTTGATAAATCATTACAAGAAGCTGTTGATGCTGGATATGTTATTCCACCAAGTTATGCAAAAGCTGGTGGTCTTGCTAGAGGAGCAGAAGCTATTTCAGGCAAAGCTAAAACTAATCAATTGGCTATGGTTAAAAACCAAGAAGTAACAAATAATTTAGGAAGAAAATATTTAGGTTTGTCTGATGAAACCGCATTTGGAGAAGGTGCAATAAATGAAGCTAAAAAAGCACCTAATGCAGTTTATCAAAGAGTTGAAAAATTACCATCTATTACAAAAACTATAGAAACACCATCTTATGATGTAATGGGTATTCAAACAGGAGTTAAGTCAACAAAAGAAACTGTTATACCAAACGGAGCTAAATTACTTGAAGATTTAAAAAATACTCGCTTTGAAGCAAATGGATTATATAAAAAATATTTTCATAGTCTTGATTCTGCTGGTGACCCTAAAATATATGCGGCTGCAAAAAAAGCAGACCTTAAAGCTGCAAAATTAGAATCTATGATTGATGATTTAGCTAAAGCCCATAAACAACCAGGTCTTGTAAAAGAATTGCAAACAGCACGAACTCAATTAGCTAAAGTATATAGTGTAGAAAAAGCAATGAATCCAGCAACAGGTGATTTAGATGCAAAAGCATTTGCTAGTATGCTTAAAAAAGGTAAATTACTTACAAAAGAAGCACAAACTATTGGTAAATTTGCATCAGCTTTTCCAGATGTTGCAAGAGTGCCACCAAGTGGCGCTGGAAATGCTTTTACCAATGTAGATTATTTAACAAGTTTAATTACTGGTTTAACAACTGGTAATTTAGGATATGCTGCTGCTCCAATTATTAGACCTATTGCTAGGTATGGTATTTTATCTAATCCAGTTCAAAAAGCTATGGCAAATAGAACGTATCAACAAGGAGCTATTCCAGGACTATTAAACTCATCATTAAATAGTAAATATGCTATACCAGCATTGCAAGGAAGCATTATACCAAACATGTTGCAAGATAACGAACAAGGACAACAATGAGTGATATAGACCCATTTGAGTACGGCAAACTAACCGCACAAGTTCAATCCTTACAAGACAAGGTAGACTCTATGGAAACAGACATAAAGTCTCTCCTAGAGCTTGCAAACAAGTCCAAAGGTGGCTTCTGGGCTGGCATGGCAATCGCATCTGCTATCGGTGGTTTTATAACATTCATTGTTAATCATTGGATGGGAAAGTGAAAGTACTTGCTTATTTCACAGTTCTAGTAGTATTTTGGTTATTCTTAATTGATGCACCTTATGCTAAAGAACTTGTAAAAGAAATGAGCATGGCTACAGAATCAGGTGAAATAGTATTAACATCTGAAGAATGTATATTT